GTTTTAGAAGACATCGGAGCAGGAATGGCTCAGGACTTGATCAACATTTCCCAATTGGCCAACAAACTTTCCCACATCACCGTTAACAATGCAGAACGACTCGTCACCGGCGCCGAACTCACCTCCCTCGAAACAAGACTCGAGCAGTCCATCAAGGCCGCAAAGTCCAGTGTCGATCGTCACCTCACGCGTCACGCTGCAGACCCATTTGCTCATGAGCACACTTCTGGAGGTGCCCCCCCTGCCACTGCCTTCATCCCTACTGTCCCACGCCAGAGCTATCGGCTTTCAGCTATGCCAGTCGTGCTCCACTCTTGCGGGGGCCACAGCTCTTCCGTGTCTGTGCCGACTAAGATCATTGTCGAGGCAACTCAATGCACCATTACTCTCCATACCCCCGCCTTCGACTTCGCCCACGTCCCTGCCACCGTCCCCGGAGGAAAGCTCTTTATAAAGGTGGACAAAGGTTCCTGGCATGACACCGCCTTCGGAGCTTTCAACCCCGCTGCCTATGACCAGCTGCTCACTGTAGCCAGACGTCTCAAGTCCACTGAGGTTAACGTCAAGTGGTATGGTGGTTCAGGCCCTTCCCGATGCGACCTGCGCTCGACAGGCAGACGTGCTCAAATCCACGCTACGGACAACCTCATCATGTTCGAGCTGCCAGGTGTGGATTCCGCCGGTGCATACCCCGACCTGACCTGTTGGCCAATCATGGGCGTATTTGAGTAGAGTCTTGAGTCCGCCTGGCGTGGCCGCGTAGACCCGATGTCTGCCATTCATC